ATTATGCCCGCCTTCGTTGGTGTGGCTGTCAATGATAATGCGGAGGCCGATAGTCCCCGCGTAGTCGATGATCTTGTCCAGCAGCTGAAGGTACGTCAGACCGACCAGATCGGGATTGACCGAGGAGCTGAATCCGGTGAGTGGGACGTCGTTCAGCACGCCGCGGTCGTACGTGAGGATGCGGATGCAGTTCAGGCCGAAGCGGACCATATCCTGCATGGTCTGCTGCCATGCGACGTTGGTCAGGCCCTCAAGCGACGGCTGCGCGCCGTTTCCGCCGTTCCAGCCACAGGATGCGATCCGCACCGGGTTGCCGTTTTGATCGACGATCTGATTGCCGCTCGTGAACAGCGGGCCGGTCGGAAGGAGAGCCATCGGGGCCTTCAGGAGAGCTGTGACACGTCCAGGATGAAGTTCACGTCGAGCAGCGGAGTCGTTGATCCGGGCGAGCCGCCGCCGCCCTGCGAGATGGCGGTCCCGCTCACGTTGACCCACATGACCGATCCGATCGGCTTCACTCGGTCTACGGCCGCCAAGACGTCGTCGGAGGTGGCGGCGGCCACGAATTCGCTGGCCGGCAGGTATTCAAGTGCGCCCAGGCCGTAGCCGCCGAAGGCGGGCTGTGCATCGCCCAGCGTGTAGTAGCCCTGCACGCCTGGCGGCACCGCTGCCTTCGGCTCGATGGCGGTGATGAAAGCCTGGAACGGCAGCTCGATGCTGCCCCAGCCGCCGGCGACGCCGTAACCGAGGCCTGTGCCGAGGGTCATGCCGAGCGAGCCGTAGCCGCCGGTATCTCGAGCATTGGCTGGCTCAAATACCTGCGGGGCCTGCCCCGTCAGGGCGGTGACCGCCGCGATCACTGCGGCCCGCGTACCGGCGGGGGAGAAGATCGCCGCCTTCAACCGGCCTCGGTAGGAGGCGTCCGACTCTCCATCCAGGCGCGGCAGCCTGTTGGCGAGGAAATCGAGCGAGATCAGGTCCAGGTTGACGTCGGTGGCAGTCGATATACGGCGCTGCGCCGCCACGTAGGTCATCAGCGCATAGGTTTGCGACCAGATAGCTCCAAGGCCAGTCAGGAGACTGTCAAGAACCGGCGTATCATCCGCGAACCATCTGGCAGGCAGCGCCGCCTTCATCCTGGCGACGAAGTCCGGCGTCGGTGTGCCGATCATGTCGGAACCTCAGTTGATCACGACGGATGCGGCCGTGGCTTTGACCACCTGCGTCGGACCGCCGCCAATGTCGGCAGCCCCATTGTTGAGCAGCACGTTCGAGACAGAGGACACACCCGCGACGGAATAGGCGAGCGCCGATAGCCGCGTGTACGAGAGAGGTGCGCCGATGCCGAGCCCGTTGATGTACACCTGGATTGTCTGAGCGACGCCGGCCTGAAGTGTCGGCTTGCTGTAGCCAGCCGCGGCGGCGATGGTCATGTTGACCGATGCGATCAGCACGGCCGGCGGCTGAACGGTGAACGTCGATCCGATGGGCCGAACCGCGTCGACAGCACTGAACACCAGGCTCAGAAGCGTCGACGGCGGCGATCCCGTGCCGTCATCGACGGTGACCGTAAAGAAGCCGGGATCGGGTTGTCCGTTCGGCAACGTGTTCTCGATGACGGCGTATGATAGGCCTAGCTGAACCGAGTTGATGGCGTTCTCGACCGCGCTCTTCGTTGCCTCTGCCCGGGTCGCAACATAGACCGCGAAGCGCGCCTTCAGCGCCGCGTCGCTCTCCGCGTCCTCTCCGTTCGAGAAGGCGGTCGTGTTGGTGACCAGATCGACGTAGGGGATCGCTGACGCCAGCAACCCGACCGAGCCCGCTTGGACGTTTCCGGCCAAACCAGGCACGAGAGCCCGGACGGTGACCGTCGCCGTCGCCGTGCCGATCGCGATCAGGTAGCCGCCGAGACCGGCGTTCCAGAGCGTGTTCGCCGTGTCAGTGATAACCCCAAAGGTCTGAGACGAGTCGATGGTCAGAACCTGAGCGCCGGCTGCATTGATCGTGCCGTCGGCGTTGAAGTAGGGGGTGATCAGCGCGCTCGCGGCGGTGGAATAGCGCGAGAAGGTGACCGGTCCGCTCGCCGACACGGCGGCCTCGCGCGTCTGGCCGAAATCGCCGACGAACGTGTCCACGTCCACGCCGATGCTGGTTGATAGACGAGCGCCCTGCCAGACCAGCACGATCAGGTACTGCAGCCAAAGTGCGATCGAGGCCGCGGCCTCGATGATGGCCCTGGTGACCGATCCAACCGCTAGATTCAGGAGCCTGGTCGAGGCCTTCTGGCACGCGGCCGCGCCGAGCTGGACGGTCGCCTGGAAGTTCAGCAGCGAAAGATTCACGGGGGTTAGCTCACCGGGAATGTCAGCGTGGTCGTGGCGCCGGTATCGGCGTCGACGTAAGCGATCGACTCAACCACCGTCCCATCCTTCTGCGCAGCGACCGTGACCTGCGGGGCCGGATCCTGGGCAACGGCGGCTTCCTGGAACATCTGCGCTCGGGTGATCGCGCCCATGCGCTGTGGCGCCATGGGCATGCCGAGGAATCTGGCCAGGCCGGCGCCATACGTCGGATGCCAGACATAGCCCTGCGGGTTGGTCAGCAGCCGGCGGAGCACGCGCTCCTGCCCGAGTTGGGCTCCGTCCGAGACAGCCAGATCCCCGGTCGGTCCGAGCGTAAGATCGGAGCCGAATGTGTGAGAAATGTCTGGCATGGAGTCGTCCTATTCTGGATCGGGCTGGCTTGTTGTGGGCGAGCTTCCATGGATGTGGGCATCGTAATGACCGCGCAGCCGGTCCAGCGACCCGTGGCGATCGGAGACGTCGCCGCCGGCGCCGCTGCCGTTCGCCTGGGCGACGATGTTGCCCTGGACGGTGAGGTTGCCGTCGATTCGCACCGGCCCCTTGATGTGGATGCTGCCGTCCGCGCACAGGCGGATGACGGCCCCGGCCTTGCTCACCAGGGCCATCTCGCCGGACTGAACCGGCACGCCGGCGGCCTGGCCGAAGTTGGAGTCGGGGACTGGCGGCATGTTCTGGAGGCTGTAAGCCAAGCCCAGGACGACGTTGTGCTCGCCATTGCCGTAATCCGGCCCGAGGAAGGCCTGCATCCCGGGTTCTGGAGGCGCCACGATGCCCCAACCGGGGCCGACTGCATGCGAGAGGACGGGCAGCCAGCCGGTCAGGATGCTGCCCGGCATCATCTGCACTTTGACGTCGTAGCCGGTATCGCTCTGCCGCGTGCTGGTGACGATACCCCAGCGATTGACCCCCTGGAGGGCCTGCGCGTGCCCCGCCAGGCCCTTCATCGCGTTGATGAAGTCTTGCATCATGCTACCCTGTCGCGAGGACTTCGGATTGCGGTGAGTGGTTCTTGGCCTGGACTTCCATCGTGAAGCCACCCTCCCAAGCCATACGCCGGCGGACGAAGTCGATGTAGTAGGATTGATCCCAGGACGATCCAGTCCCTTGCAGTCGCGCCATGTTCCGCGCTGACAGCGTCAGGTCGGCGGGCCGGCTGAAGCGAAAGATGCGCTCATGCCGCGTGATCTCCTCGCGGCGTTTGTTTGCCAGGTCCTGCGCCTGCTGTTCCGTCAGATTGGGGACGGTCAATGAAAAGAGCTGCGATTTCCCGCTCTGAATTGACGCAATCCGCGCCCCGGAGGGCGAATACTTGGTGATTTCCTTGCCGTATCCGCTGTGCCAACTGCGGACCACGACGATCACGTCCTTGGCGATGGTCAGGGACCGGTCGCACTGGATGTCGATGCCGTTCGACCACTCGTTCGTCTTGTCCCAGATGATCAGGTAGGGATCGGCATCGGGCGGTGTCTGAGGGTGGAAATGCAGTGTCGTGCCGGTGACCCAAATGTCGAATTGCTCATGCTGGGCGAGGCTGCACATCAAATTCCACTCTGTAGTGGTGCGCACAAACTCACCCATCGAAATTCGGTCATGGTCCGCGGCGTAATACCGGCCGACCAGTGTTCTGGTGGGTGTAACGTCCGCCGTCATTCCTCGCCTGGCCGCCAGTTCTTCGACAACCTGGCTGGACGTCTTGTTCAGGAAGGTCTCTTGGGTTTTGTTGTCGATGAACCTTGCCGTCAGGTCACGGCCGTCAACTTGCACAACACCCTTTTCGAGGTGCATGTCCACATTGTCTACATCTCCGATCAGCAGGGATGTCCAGCTTTGGCCGCCGTCCAAGCTGGCCTGA